CATTTGGATCAATTTCATTCTTCTTGTTAAATGTTGATATATTATAAAAATCAATCGGTTTAATATAGCCGTATAAATACGCGGTTTTTAAATCATCAGAAACACCAACAAAGAAATAATAATTACATTTTTGCGTTGTGTTAAAATCAAATATATTTAAATTCCAATTATTGTTTGGTGTGAACCTGGAAGTAAATTTTTTTGTTTTAACATCAATCTTATAATTATCAATAATTAAGTCATAGTCATAAGTTGAATTAAAATCTAATTTTGAACCTTTCGCGGTGTAAACATCAAAAACAATTATTTCACCAATTGCACCAAATAAATTTCCTTTACCTTTTGTTTTTGAACCTTTCAATTCTCCGAAAGTATAAAGTTTTTTAGCGCGTTCAATTTGTTCTTCTGAAATGTTTATTGCTTTCATAAATATATTTTGTTTTCTTGTTCCATCTGCTGAACCAAAAAATAATTCTGTTTAAATTCATCGGCATCCATTAAATAAATTCCATTATCAGAAGCAAAGTTTCTGAAGCGTTCAATTGCAACGTTCATTTCATCTTTTGAAATGTTTTTTGTACTCTTCAAATCTTCACGAATTTCACCGTTTTTTTTATTTGTCCTTTCGTAAATAAATAATTCAGCGTTCACAGTTGCTTTGAAAATTGTTTGCTTAGTATATTCTATTGTTTCACCGTATTCAACCGCGAAAATCGTTAAGATTGCGTGAAGATATGAATTTTGTTTAACTGAACGCATTGCTTTCTTTTCAGTCAATTCAATTTTAGCACCTTTTTTAATTAGCTGCGAAAGTTTTGTTTCCGCTTTGTTTATTTCAAATTGTTTTGTTAAGTCTAATAACATAATTTATATTTTAACATTTTTTAATAAGCGGTCATTTATTCGCTTCAATTTCTTCAATTCCGCTTCCTGGATTCCAATTTTCACCGCTTGTTTTGTTAGCATCAATTCATTTTTCTTGTGTTCTTTTGCATAATCATTGTTTAACTCTACAAGTGAACCAATGAATTTAATTGCTTCCGTTATATCATCAATCACCGTTTGTGCGTTCTTTGGAATAGGTTTAAACGCTTCTTCTTTTGTTTTTGGTGCTTGTATCGTGTATTTCTTTTTAAGGCCTTGCACGATGTTTTCCAATTTTGCTTTGTTTGTTATTATGTCTATTATCATTTTAAAAAATTCTTAGTTGTGAAACGTGGTTGTTAATTCTTTTTATTGAGTTATCAAAATATTCTTTATCTAATTCACAAGCGGTTAACTCAAAGCCTCTATTGTGCGAAGCTATCGCAATGCTTCCACTACCTAAATGCGTGTCAAGTATTTTGTCATTCTCTTTTGCATAATTCATTAAAAGCCATTCGTAAAGTTTGACTGGTTTTTGTGTTGGGTGTATTTTTGTTCCTTTGTTTTTGTATGTGCTATATTTAAACAATTTAGCTACTTTTTTAAAAGAGTGCCAAGCAAATTCACAATCACTGAAACTCATCCCTTCGGGGCTACCTTTATCCCAAACACAAAAGCCATAACAAACACCTAAATCGAAATAATTACCGCCCCAAATAATTTGATTTTTGCTAACTCTCTTTAATTCTGTAAAATATTCTTTCGTTGGTGTTTCTAAATCCCAATTTTTAGCACTAAAACCCCTTCTTTTTTTATTACAGTGTTTAGATTTGTTTCCAGCTCCCATGTTCATATTAGCCAAGTCCAATCCATAAGGAGGGTCAACAATAGAAAGGTCGAAATGATTATCTGGATAACGTGCCATTAACTCCATATTATCCTCATTCGTTATTGTTATTTTTTCTGTTACTTTCATTTGTTTAGTTTTTTATTGCCAAATATCCAATCCGGGTTCTTCCCATTTTTCAATTTTTCCTTGTGGTTCAATTCTGTTATTAATATCAAAATCTTTATTTGGTGTTAATTTTATTGGCGGTTTAATTGCTTCAATCTTTGCTGGTTTACTTCTTTCCGTTGCGTATTTTTTTACATTCCCATTAACAGTTTGTTCAGTCGTAAAATATACTAATTTTTCAACATCAAATTGTAAAGATGTAAAACCAACATTTCCGCAACTTCGCGGTTTAACTTTGTGAACTGAAATGTCTGCGCTTGTTGTTTCGGTGCTTTCGCGGTGAACTGTTATCATACACTTGCCGGAATTAAACCATTCTGAACCGCCTTTTAAATCGTATGGTGTTGGTGCTTTCCTTTTACCGTTTTCTTTTTCTGTTAGCTTCGGGTGTATAACTGTGTGAATGTGAAGGTTGTTATCTTCAGCCGTTTGGTTGCGATAAGGTAAAACGGCTTCTAAATACATTGCATAACCGCCATATTCATTGTATGGATGGCTCATATCTTTCCAGGAATCAATACTTGCAGTTTGAATTTCGTCTTTCATACTTGCGGCCATATCGTAAAATTCGAAAGGTGTTAATTTTGCTTTCACATCGGCTTTGGTTAAAACTTTGAAGTGTTCCAATAACCATTCAGTTTCTCTATAAATATCTTGGTCCGAAATTACATTTTTATACTTTGGGTTAAAACATTTCGCGGTTTTCTTATGCAGCAAATCGGCAATTATTTCAATATTACTTCCAACATCCGGAAAATATACAAGGTGTTTCCAGCCGTAATAAAGTGAAGTGTTTAAAAGCAATTCCATTAATACTTGCGTTTTTCCGCTTCTTGGAAATCCGGTCCAATCTGTACACGTTCCAAGTTGCATTGTATAAAGGTCGTTTAAATTCTCAAAACCTAAATACTTGCCTTTTTCGTTGTATGTATCGCGATATTCAATTAATGCTTCAGTAACTTCAACCGCTTTTGTTATTTTGAATCCTTTCTTCATTAGTCGAAAGTATTTAAGCGTTTAACTTTAGCTTTGTACGTGCCGTTTAAATCTCTTTTAAACCAGGTTGATAATCGTGAAGCAATTCCAAAAGTTTTTTCTTTTTCAAATCGCATCTTTTTATCCTTCGGTCCGGCTTCGGTCCAATACATTTCAAAATCAATAAAAAGTTGTTTAGGGTATTTACTCGGATTTGATTTATTAAAATCTGATAATGATTGTCGAAAACTTTGTTTTCGTTCCGCAATATTTTCTTCTTTACTTTCTATTTCTTTTCTTTTCTCTTTCTTTTGCTTAGGGGTAGGCTTGGGGGTAGGCTTGGGGGTAGGCTTACTTTTCTTTCCTCCATTTCTACCCCCACGCACTAAATTTAAGCGTGATTCACAACTTGGAATGAATAATGTATGTATATTATCAACTACTAATTTCAGCTTAATTAAAGAGTTTAATGTATCATTAAGTTCAGTTTCTTCTATTGCCCATTTTCGACACCAAACAGACATATTAATACATATTATATTATCATTTAGCATTGCCAAATCAATAAGTTCACGATATAAGCCGCGTTGCTGAAGTGTTAATTCAAATACGGCTTCGCTATTGTTCCAATCTTTTGGATACCACGTATAACCTAATTTAGACATTTGAACCCCCTTCTTGTATTTTGTTTATTTCGGTTCTTAATGTTTTTGCAAATTTAATCGCGGTTGATTTGTCTAAAACTATTGTTGCGCCGTTAAAAGCATCACCTGGATATTGTATGCTAATCCAAATTTCATCAGCCGGATTTTTTTCTGTTTGTAATGCAGTACCATCACCACTATTACAATAAAATGTTAATGCGTATGCCATAATGTATAAAGGTTTTATAAAAACCAATAAAATTTAATTAATAAAAAAGCCCATAAATCAAAAAGGGTCTAACTTCTTTTATCATTATAGGCTTTCTACAGCTCTTTTTGTTGCTATATTGTTAGACCGCAACTTTTACAAAAATACAAATTTATTAATTAAAAACCTCTGATTTCTGTAAATAATTTCCAAGTTTTAACACCAGCGTTTCTATATCCGCGCAAAAAATCATTTTTTGTTATGTTTTCAATACAATCATATCTTTCTTTATTCGCTTTCAAACAATTTAATAATCTAATTGTGTTGTGCCGCCAATAATTATTGTCATCTTTTATTTTTTGCCTAAATTCTTCAAATGAAGTTCTTTTAATTGGCTCAATTTCTTTTTCGATTTGTTTTAAATAGGTTTTAACTATTTTTAAACTTGCTAAATATTGTTCTTCTGTTATCATTTTATTTGTTTTTTATTTATAC